ATAGCAACAACTGGAGTAGAGCTTTCGCCTGTTCCACCTGTTATTGTTACACCAGTGCCACCAGATATGCTTTGTACATAATCGCCAGTGGTATCAGTTCCTAAAGCAATAGAATCAATTTGTGCTGTGGTAGTGATTGTTATATCACCACTACCATCAAAAGATGCTGAACCTGCAACATCTCCTGATAAAGATATGGTTCTGGCTGTAGCTAATGTGGTAGCTGTATCAGCATTTCCTGTTAAGTCTCCAGTAACATTTCCAGTAACATTGCCTGTTAAATTGCCTGTTACATCACCTGTTAAATTGCCTGTAAATACATTTGATGAGCTAATGCTTACGCCAAATGTGATCCAGTCTGTGTTAGCAGCATTTCTTATTTTTAATAGGCTGTTTGCTGTATCTACCCATAACTGATGAGCAAAAGTTGTTGAAGGCTCGGTAGCCCCTGAATTAACTGTAGCAATAGCTGCTAGAGCATTGTTTAAATCAGCTCTGAAGTCAGCTCCACTTTGGTTAGCTAAATTATAATCGTGTTGTGCCATTAATTTACCTCTGTCCTATTGTATATTTAATCTGGTTGAGTTGGAAACACTACATCATCAAAATTTGTGGTTGATTGATGAGATGATGGTAAGTCTCTTAGCTCTTGCCTGTATGTTGCCCATTCTGTTTTCTTTGCATCTGTTAAAGGACTATCATTTACTTGAGTCCAATCTGACACAATTAATAAATCATTTCTTGTTTGTCTAATTAAATCTGTTATGGGCTCAGTTCTAGCAACCGCTTGATTATTCTCAATTTTGTACTCTAAGCCACTATAATTTCCCTCTATGGCTGATTCTCCATCATTTAGAGAAACCTCATCAATTGTTATATCAGAAGTTGTTGTTCCAATAATTTCTCCAGTATCTGTTTTATAAATTGTAAAGCTATTCATAATTAACCCATGTTATCCATCAACACTGTTAATCCCAATGATGTATGATTATAATCTCCATAAAAATAAACCCTAAAATATACAGTGGATTGTGAGCTGGAAAGACCTGATACAGTTCCATAATAAGTATAAGTATAAGGTCTGTAAGTGTTAGCACTCCATGAGAATATTGCACCATTAGGAACATCAAACCAATTAGAGTTATTGTAACTATACTGAACTCTTACATCGTCAACATTACCTAAAACACCATATAAAATACATATATATTGAGCATCATTTCTGACTTCAGTTATGGTGGTGTTACCTTTGACATATGGATATGCAGTTCCTGTTGCTCCTGTTGCACTGTAATAAAAACCCTTTTTCGTTAAGGGAACAGCACCTCCTGTTTGAGAGTAAATTTTAGGCGTTGTATTTGCAAAAAATTTAACATTTAAAGTATCAACATCAATCTTAGTTCCAGATAAATTAGTAATTCTTGCATTATCAATAAATACTTGACCACCACTTACAATGAAAGGAGAAACACTTGATCCTGCATCGTTATCAATCTTAAAAGTATCAGCTAGAAAAGCGATGGTGCTGGTTGCCCCAGTTCCTGAGCTGGCATTGCTCTCAAGAACCATTTGTGCAACTTTACCATTGGCATTTAATTTCAATACATAAGATGCAGCAGCATTACCATTAATTGTTGATATAGCTGAAGCGTTTGTGGAAATAGAAGATGTATTACCGCCAACTGTAGATGTGAGGCTTGTAATATCTGATGCTAATGCAGTATCAGCGTTTGCTCTAGTTGTTTGTTCTGTGCTGATTGCTGAAGTATTACTATTAACTGTTGAGGTTAAAGATGTAATATCTGATGCTAATGCAGCATCAGCGTTAGCTCTTGTAGTAGCTTCAGAAGAAATAGATGAAGTATTACTATTAACTGTTGAGGTTAAAGATGTAATATCAGCAGCCAAAGCAGTAGTTTGGTTTGTCCTTATAATTTCTTCTGTAAGTATTGCTGCTGCGTTTGTTCCAGTGGTAGCTGTTAAATTTGTAATAGCTGTTGCATTGGCTGAGGTGTCAGTTGTTAAAGTAACTATATCGCCTTGAGCTGTAGCAATGTTGGTGCTATTTGTAGAAACAGTTGAGCTTAGTGAGTTATACAGAGTAACCAAAGATGAATCTCTGGCTTTTACCCAACCATTGTTAGATGCATTTCTTACATAAATTTGATTGTTGTCATCAGTATCTGCCCATAAATCTTGAGCCTGTAATGCATTTCCATCAGTTCTTGTTGTTGGTGCTGATGTTGCTTTTATTAATTGTGTTGAATCAGTTCCACCTGCATCAATAGCAGCTATTAAATCTGCTGCTGCCTTATCTAGGGTTACTGCATCATTTGCTATTTGTAGTGTATCCACTGTTCCAGAAACCACATCAACACCAGCATCAACTGGTTTGACTCCAACAGTAAAAGTTAAAGTTGCAGGAGATGATTCAACACCTAAAGTATTTAATGAGGTTACACTGGCAACATAATTAGAGCCTGTTTTAACAAAGTTTAAATCACAATTCTCTACATCCACTATTCTGTTTAAAACTTGATTGCTTGAGCTATCTACGACATTGACCCTATATTGATAATCAGGAAAATCTGTTGGTTCGTTCCAAGATAAGAATGGTCTGCCTGTTGAGCTAGAATCAGTATCAGTAAAAGATAATCCTGTTGGTGCTTTTACAGCATAAGCTGAGGGCAAATTAGCCAACTCTTCTACTGGCTCTTGTGGTGGCACTTCCCATGTATAAACATCGAAGTATTCTATTAGACTAACTGCAACCAATCCATTTGACTGAAGCTCTAAGGCTTCCACCCTGCATACCTTTCCATTAAATCCTAGTCCTGCATAGGTAAGATCAACGATGTCTCCTACATTAAGCTTATACATCTCAGGAGTTCCTAAGAATTGCATTGTGGTCTGATTCCTGCTTCTGGTTAAAATAGCTTTTGCCATGTTATAGGCAATATAAGGATCAGAAATATATGGAAATTCTGCTTTAACCTCTAAGACCTCGCCACCATCATCAGAGGTGTAATTAGGTGTTGCATCATGTAAAACTGTAGCTGTATCTAATTCATACTTTTTATTAGCATTAAAGAATTCAACAATAACTTTATTTGCCTTCTTGTCTTTGTTGCCATAATCAACCGATATTCCACCACTAGCAATAATGTTATCATCAGTAATGCCAAATGTTGATGAGCCTGTATCTTCAATTGAAAGCTCATACTTACCATCTATGTAAAGAAAAATACCTCGCATATTAGCAAGCAACTCTTTAGCATTATCCATAACATTCTTATTGGCATCTAAGTAACCATTGCAATGAAATCTTTTAACCTTTAGTAAAGACGTGCCACTTTGAGATGAGTAAGTAGAGCCAAGAATGTTATTAACATATACTGAATATTGAGCCTGTGCATTGTAAAACTCTGTTCTCTGTACATCTTTTATTTCAGCACCATCTAAAACAAGATTGCCAGAGCCATCTTCTAAATCTATCTTTTCGCCAATTTTGTTTTGCCACCAAATAGAATTTGCACCAGTTCCAGTTATATTGATATAGTCATTTCCAGAAGTGCCTTCCCATGTAACGCTTTGTGCAGTGCCATTAAAATAGGGCTGATCAACCAAAGTATCACAGACATTAGCAGCAGAGCTAAATGTAGTCATATTGATTTGAGATTGAGTTAAACCTTTTCCATATTCATCATTGGTTATGAAATCAAGAAAACATAAGGCTGGATTGTCTGAATGTTTGTAAGTGGAAACAGTGCCAAATGTTTGTGTATTATCTCTAGGATCAAAAACTTTTTTACCCCTAACTTGAACTGTTAGCTGAGGTACTCCTTTCCACATACCCTCTTTGTCATAACCATAATGAGCTGCTATATAGCAAATTCCATCCAGTCTATGTGATGAAGTCCAATTAGGCATAGATGCAACAAGCATGGGATCTGTTGTTTGTGATGCAGCCCCATGATGCAAGTTCATAACATATCTATATTTAGCAGTAGGATCAGTTCCAAAAGTACCGCCAGCAAGATTCAAGCTATTTGTTCCATTTTGAGAAACTGTATTTAATGATCCTGAGCCAGAAGATATTTTATCTGAGCCAATATACCCACCATTTCTAAATCTTGCAGAATCAGTTAATGGGTTGCCATCAAGTTCAATTGTTCTGCCTAAAATCTCATCACACTCACCAACTGACAAAGCATAAACCACATACATATCCCTCGAATCATTATCATTAACATCCATGTAGATAATCTGTGCACCAACCCTTCTTGTTCCATAGATAACTGGTATTTTTCCACCCATAGAAGTTTTGTTAGCAAGTATGTCTTGACCTTTAGCAAGCATTTGTCTGGCTTGCATAAATCCTTTTACGCCTACAGCTAAACTGGCTGCTGTGAGAACCATCGATATTTGGGTTATTGTTTCTGCTGCTTTAAATGCTGCCCATGCAGATGCGGCTTTGCTACCAGCCCATTTGAAAAATGCTGCTATAGGATTAGCCATTTAAGACCCCCACCTAACATCTTTTTTAACCTGACCAGCAAATTCCATGCCTTTATCACCAGAACTAAATGATTGCTGGGATTCATCTGAGAAATGCCTGCCTTTTGTTAAATTCCAGTTAGACCAATGACTTGCAACAGTCATATTGAGAATTGAATTTCCCACATCTTCTTGTATTGATATATTTCTTATTTGACCTGTAAAAAAATTAATTGCACCCACGATTGATTCATTTGAATCAAAATAAGCAAGATATATTTCAACAGTTTTATCTGTAAACTCACCATTTTGAACCAATGACCTTACTTGATCTGTAATATTTGAGAATCCCAGATTAATTTCATCAACCTGCAATTGACCTGTTTCAGTTATTGAATCTACACTCAAAAAAGAACCACCAGCTTCATAGCTGTTAGAATCGTAAGTTACATTAGAATACCAGTCAGTAAGCCTAATTGTTGATGATAGATTTAACTCAACAAGAAAAGCTGTTTTAGTTGCTGTGGATGATACTTGGGTTTGTAAAGCAGCAGATAGACTTCTAGGCATTAGGTAATAACCTCTCTAACGTCAAATGAAATGCTGTAAAAACCACTAGCATCAGTTGAATACATGATTTCATTGTTTTCAAGATAAACAGTAAAGCTAGGTTTATTTACAGTAACAGCTTCATTATCTGCTAGAGATGCTACTAAATTTGGAGATATTAAAACAGTTAATGCTCCACCACTATCAGAATCAATATCAGATTGAACCATATAAACCTTGCTATGATTAGCAAACTTAATTATATCTCCAGCCTT